CCAAAATTTGGTGTGGCTGCAGAATACAGATTAAATCTAATTAACCCAATTTCTCAAGAGGTCGGCAAACACGGATCAGCTTTTTCAACAACTGGGTTTTATATAAACGGGTTCTCTCAAATTTGTTATCTAGATGATGATTCTGTTGGCAATATTGGTTTATATTATGTCGGTCCGAGTTTAGAGAAAATATATTTAAATAAAACTATTGGTGTAATAGATTACACTGCCGGTAAAATAGTTGTAAGAAATCTAAACATTGTAGCATTAGCTGATGGAATATTTGAAATGCAAGTTAAACCAGAATCTTATGATGTGGTTTCTGCATTAAATCAACTTGTTCAAATATCTAGAGATTTATTGGTAGTTAATGTTGTTGCAGATGAAACTATTAATGGTGATCTGCAAGGCGGTTTTAACTATAAATTCACGTCAATTAGATCATAATGAAAAGAACAGATTTAGATTTAGTAGTAGCTAAACATCTTCCTGAATATATTAGGGAAGATTATCCAACATTTGTAGCGTTTGTTGAAGCGTATTATTCTTATTTAAAAAATCAAAATGTTGATTTTACGCAAATAAGAGATATTGATGACACGTTACAGGAATTTATATCGCAGTTTAAAAAAGAATTAGCGCATAATTTTCCTGTGGATTCTCAAAACGAGAGATTTTTATTACAAAGAATAAAAGATCAATATCTAGCTAAAGGATCTGAAGCGTCTTATAAACTTTTGTTCAGATTGTTGTTTGGTAAAAACGTAGAATTGTCATATCCTGGCAGATCTATGCTTAGGGCTTCTGATGGTCGATGGAACCAAGAAGTTTCTGTTTTTGTTCAAGTTGAATATGGAAACCCCAACGAAGTTGTTGGTAAAATTGTTGATATTCAAACGTCAAATCGCGTTCTTAATGTTTTGGTTGATAAGAAACAAGATATTGTCGGAGAATCAGCTGCAATTGCAGCTCTAGGTGGAAATGTATATGAATTATTTTTGGATAGAAAAACCGCAGGGGACTTCGCCCCAGGAAACATTATACGTTATAAAGATACATTTAAAGCAATAATTTTACCGTGCACAGCTAAAATAAATATTGAACAACCTGGAACAAATTTTCGCGTCGGTCAAGTGTTCGAAATACGATTAGGCAATGGCACTGGCGCGTTAATGAAGGTCACTAGGATCACTAAAACTGGTGGGTTGAAATCTGTAGAGTTAATTAATTTTGGTATCGGTTATACTGACGATTTCACATTAAGTATTTTATCTCAAAATAGTATTACATCTGGATTATTATCAGGATCTTCTGCGATTAATGATCCTGCGCTTATAAGTGTCAATTTGGGCACGATCGCCAGATACCCAGGGTATTTTCAAACCAACGATGGGTTTCTTTCTGATAGTATGTTCATTCAAGACAGTAGATATTATCAAGCATTCTCATATGTGATTAAAATTGATCAACGATTGCAGGAATATGCGTCAGCTGTAAAAACTATTGTGCATCCTGCCGGCATGGCGATGTTTGGTGAGTACACCATTGTTAATGATATCAATCTAGACATTGCTCTAGAATCAGCGATTAAGTTACTTGGAGTCACCCTAAGAGATTCAATCACAACATCTGAGAGTTTATCATTTACTGTATCTAAAGGCGCGTCTGACCAGATTTCACAAACAGAAACTGTTGCTATTACGGTGAATAAATATCTTGAGACTGCAACAGTTGGATCTTGGTCCGACAATGGCGCTATTTGGAAAAACCCATACCATTTAGAGGATTGGTATAACTATTCTGAACAATATGGTGAAGGTCTAGAGCAAACCTTTACTGATTAACGAGGAGATTTTATGAAAACTGAAATTGGTGACGCATTAAAAGCGACAGGTAATGTTCTTGTCACACAGACAAATTCTGAGGGGCGCGTCATCAAGCAGTTCACCGTCCCTAATCTAGTCGTCGCTACTGGAAAAAATTATATTGCATCAAAAATGACTGCGACTACCAATTCGCCAGTTTCTATGTCGCATATGGCTATTGGTACTGGAACAGTCGCCGCAGCATTCAATGATACAACATTGGGCACAGAAGTCGCTCGTGTTTCTTTATCATCATCTGTGACGGCAGACAATAGTATCACATATTCAGCAGCATTCCCTGCTGGTACAGGCACTGGTAATATTACAGAAGCTGGTGTGTTTAACGCTTCTTCTGGTGGGATTATGCTGTGCCGCACGTCATTTTCTAGTGTTTCAAAACAACTTGGCGATAGTATCACAATTACTTGGGTTGTTACAGTAAGTTAATTTTTTTAGGCTGGCATATGGCGTTCACCAATTCTAATTCTTTGATAAAAACTATAGCGCACCGTTCACTCGCTGAAGGTGTTTACAGAGACGTTGTAAGTAGAAGCTCTAATTACTATTATTATCTTGGTAAGACCCTTGATTGGGTAGACGAACTTCAACCGCCAAACCCAGTTGATAGTTATGAATATGAAAGAATATCAAGAAATGAAATTATAACGTTAAAAGAAATTAAATCTTCTGATGTGGCGTTCGTCATTCCAAGAATAAATTGGGTTTCCAATACAGTATATGATAAGTATGATGATTTATATTCAGATGAGGTTATTGGATTAGACATTATAGATGGCGGCTCTGACTACACATCAGTTCCAACTATTACTGTTACAGGTGGTGGCGGTGAAGGCGCTCAATTTAATGCAGTGCTTTTTCAGAATAAAATAATTGATATAGAAACGGTTTCTAGAGGCAGAGGCTATACTGCAGAACCAACTGTCACTGTTACTGGTGGTGGTGGTTCTGGCGCTATTTTAACAGCTAAAGTTAATATCGCTCCGTCTGGTTCTCAAAAATTAGAAGATTGCATTTTTTATGTGATGACGGATGACTTTAATGTTTACAAATGCTTAGATAATAATAACGGCGCGGAATCGACGATTAAACCTATCGGAACACAGATATCACCGATCTATACGTCAGACGGATATGTGTGGAAATATATGTACAATGTTCCAATTGTACTAAGAAATAAATTTTTATCTGAGACGTTTATCCCAGTAACAACTGCGTTGACTAATCAATTTTATTCTAATGGCTCTATTGATAATGTAATTATTACCAATAAAGGATCAGGATATACTGGAGCGCGCATATCCGTGTCTGGTGATGGGTATCTAGCGTTAGACCCAGTTTATTTACAATCTGTTATTATTTCTCAGCGAGGCTCAGATTATAGTAGCACTCCTACTGTCACAGTTGCTGATCCTATAGCAAACGCGACGTTATGGGTTTCTGGTGGGCTATCAGTAATTTTAGGTCAAAAAATAAAAAATAGTTATGGAGATTTTTATGAAGTTGTTTCTGCTGGTACTTTAAATAGCGTTTCTGAACCAACGCATAAATCTGGTATAATCATCAACGGAACAGCAGCGCTAAAATATATTGGCACCAGAGCAACTGCGACCGCAACAGTCGTCGATGGTGAGATAGATGATATTACTTTATTGGGTGGTGTTGCAGACGTTAATATAATTAACGCAGGTTCTGGGTATACGACGCCACCAAGAGTATTTTTTTCTGGTGGAGGTGGAGGCAACGCGACAGGGTTTGCAGATTTAAGAAATGGTTCTGTGTTGCAAGTTAAAATTACCAACTTAGGCAGCAATTACACTTCTGCTCCAACGGTGTCTTTTGGTACTCAATGGGTCTCTGATGATTATACAAACATCGGTGATCAGATATATTTTTCTAATAGATTATACACAGTATCTGGTGGTATTAATCCATTAAAAGTTGATGAGTCGTATTATACCAGCAAATTCGCGCAGCTTGGTATTGTGATAGATGATGAATTAAACACACCATGTACGGCATCATTATTTTTCTCGCCAGATGGACTAAAAATGTTCGTTGGCGATGAATGTAACTACACTGTTCAAGCATACGACCTAGCGATAGCATGGGACGTTTCTACTGCCTCGATTGTTAGTAGCGATTCGGGTTGGCTTGAAGAAACATCTCCTACTGGTTTATATTTTAGTTCCGATGGCACAAAAATGTACGTTGTTGGTACAATACGAACTGAAGTATATCAATATAATCTTGATACTGCGTGGACATTACCACCGGCTACGCCTGGTGTTGGCGAATCACCGCTGGAGCCAAGTGAAGAATCATTTTCTATCAATTCACAAGACACAAATCCTGTAGGATTAGCATTTAGCTCTGATGGAACTAAAATGTATATTCTAGGGGGTGCTAACAATACAGTTTATCAGTATAACCTAGGAACTGCATGGTCTGTTTCTACTGCTGTTAGTGATTCTTCATTCGATGTTTCTGCGCAATCACTCACCCCGAGCGCCATAACATTTAGCAGTGATGGTAAATACATGTTGATTGTTGATAATGGATCATCTAATGTTCATCAGTACAATCTGGCAACTGCTTGGTCAATATCAACTGCATCTCATTATAATTCTTTTTATATTGCAGCAGAATTTGAGCCGATCAGAGGTATATTTTTAGAGTCATCCAATAATTATTGGTATATCGCCAAGAGCTATACCCATACGGTTCACCAATATCAAGTTCCACAAAGATTAAAATTGGGAAGTGTTTCACCATCTCATAATTCTGGTTCTGCTACTAATGGTGATGTCACTTTAACATATGCTGGACAACCTGCTACTGGAACCGCAGTTTTAAAATACGGTTCTGGTTATTCAGCGCAACCAGAAATTACTATAACTGATACCACTGGATCTGGTGCTCAAGCGTATTTTACTTTGTCTAAATCAGAAGCTAAAATAGTTCCAATTATTGAAAATGGGCAGATAACTGGTGTTGACGTTCTTGATGGTGGTGTTGGATATACATCTGCGACGTTAACGTTGTCTGGCGATGGTGTCGGCGGCGCGCTCGCGGCAGATCTTAATATCGGAAATATTCAATCCGTGCAGGCTAATACAGAATTGTTAACTAAAGCTGGTACTATTAACTGTATTGAAATAATTAGCGGTGGTTATAATTATTCAGAATGTAGTATATCAATTAATGGTGATGGTACTGACGCGACAGCAGAGGCAGTAATAGACGAGTTTAATAGAATAACTAAAATAAATATTACTAATCCAGGAATTGGATATACTTATGCCAATGTTTCTGTGACTGGTGATGGGTTGGGAGCTAAACTAAGAGCGATTATATCCCCATTTGGCGGTCATGGTAAAAATTCTTCAGATGAATTATTTGCGCGAACCTTGATGTTTTACGCTAATGTGTCTAACGATTTAAACCAAGGACTAGCCGTTAACAATGATTATCGTCAAATTGGTATTATAAGAAATCCAAGAGTTCACAATCGTGATAGTAGGTTCACTGGTATTATTGGCTCGGCGTGTTTTATCGTAGATGCTACTTCTGTGAATAATCCCGCTTCGCCTTTGACCACATATTTTAGTCGAGATCAAGACGTTTTTGTAACTAGAACTATTAATGGGAATGCCGTTGATAAAAAATATAGAATAGTTTCTCTCACAGAAAAATCAATATTATTACAGTCTTTGGAAAACGATACACCGTTAGTCAATGACATATTTAAACGAACTGAAAATCAATCAACAGTTTCGTTTCAAATTAATTCAGTGGGCGACCCAACTGTCGATAAATATTCTGGTCAGTTATTGTTTATAGACAACAACAGAGCATTTACGCCATCTTCTGAGCAGACCGTTATCCTTAGAACATCTATAAGATTCTAAGATAAATAGGAAAAGAATTTAACCAATTAGGATAAAGTTAGAATGACAATCAATTTTAACACTGAACCGTATAATGACGACTATGACGCTGAAAAAGATTTTTATAGAATTTTATTTCGTCCAAGTTATGCTGTTCAGGCTAGAGAACTAACTCAATTACAAACAATTTTACAGAATCAAGTTTCTAGATTCGGTGATCATGTATTTAAAAACGGCTCTCAGGTTATTCCAGGATCTATCAACGTGGATGATAAAATCCACTTTATTAAGTTAGAAACTACGTATAACACAGCTAACGTATTGACTTATCTATCATCTTTCCGCGATAAAATTATCACTGGTTCCACATCTGGTGTAAAACTTCGCGTTATTGATACCTCTAATTGCGAATGCGTTGTCGACCAAACTTCTATTCCAACGCTTTATTGCAAAATTGAAAATACTGCAGAAGACGGTACAACTAAAAGATTAATTCCAGGAGAAGATGTTATCGCTCTGGAAGCTGATAATCAGATAGAAACTAATTATAAGCTAACAGAAAATCAATCTGATGATCTCGGTGCCACTGTTAGATCTCTTGGTGATCTTGCCGAAACCGCTACAACTTATACAAATAACCCATCTTCTGATGTACTCGGTTTTGCATATGGTGTAGACATTAAAGCGGGTATCTATTATGTTGATGGGTTCTTTGTCAGAAATTCTGAAAAACATCTATACATTGGTCGTTTTAGTCCAACAGTTTTTGGACTAGATGAAAACGACCAACCTCAAACATCATGCAGAGTTGGATTTAAAGTTATTGAGGATTTAATTGCTCCAGAAGATGACGAAACCTTGTTGGATAATGCGCAAGGATCGTTTAACTTTGCTGCTCCGGGTGCGCATCGTTACAAAATTTCTTTGGATGTGGTTCGACTTCCATTAAATTACACACCAGACAATATTCGCTTTATTGAACTTCTGCGAATCGTTGATGGTAGAATTCAAAGAAAAGTCACCACCAGCTCTTATGCAGAGCTAGAAAAAACTCTTGCTCGCCGCACGTATGATGAGTCTGGTAACTATGAAGTTAATAAATTTAAATTATCTGTTCGCGAACACTTAGATAATGGTTCCAATTTTGGTGTATACCCAGAAACACCTCAAACTCCAGTAGCTGGTGTGACTTATGGAGATCCTGATAAGTTTGTAGTTGTTGTGGATCCAGGTAAAGCATATGTTCAAGGGTATGAAGTAGAAGCTGTAGCTTCACAATTCGTAGAGTTAAATAAAGCCAGAGAGAATTCAATAACGGGTGACGAGGGTGGTCATATTTTTAGATTGGATGATCAACCAATTCCCACACAAAACGGTAACTATGTTTTAGTTAAAAATCTATACAAATTGCCAGCAGTAGACTCTTTCGAACGAGTTTATTTGGTTAAAAAATTAAACGCAGTTCCAGGCGCAGCGCCAGCTTCATCTGATATTGTTGGAACCGCTAGAATAAAGGGTATAGAACTACACTCAGCCGATTATACTGCTGGTACATCTACTGTATATAAACTGGGTCTTATTGATGTTAATATGTATTCCGGATTCTCTTTCGAGGCAGACGTTAAACAATTAACAGGAACTGATACAACTGGTGTTTTTACTTGTGACATTAATCCTTCCCCATATACTTTGTTGGGCTCAGCTACGACCAGCACATCTTCTCAAACTGTGACTGGAGTTGGAACAAACTTTGTTAGTTCTATTGTGGCTGGTGATGTGCTATATGTTAATAATGTTTTAATCGGCACAGTTTCTACCACCCCGACAAATAACCTGTCATTGACATTAACAGCTAATGCTGCAGCGACGGTTAGTGGTGGTATTATTAGTATTTTCCGCGCTGAAATTTTTGAAGCAGAATATGCATCTTTAATTTACAGAGTTGGTCCTCAGTTC